TCTTGTGCGTAATATCCTACCTCAATTTTGCCGTCTTTTTGGTAAAGGTAGGTTTGTATATCCTGAATGTTTTTAGGGGCATAATTCGCCTCTATTTGCTTTTTAAGACGCTTATCTGATGACTCAAAGAATCCTGTTGCTGTTAGGTTGCCAGATAGGGTTCCTCCAGTTAAAGGTAAATAGGTGCTTGAAGCAGCAGAAGTGGTTAGGTAAGTGCTATTGTCATATGATACACTTGTACCACTAACCTTTACAAAACCAGTACCATTGAGTTGATTTTGCTTACCATTAAAAGTATTCCAATCTGTGCTACTTAGGAATCCATTAGAGCCTGAACCTGCCTGACTAATGCTAAATACACCAGTAGAACTATTATAGGATAAAGGAGCTGTAGCTGAAAAGAACCCAGCAGCTACATAGGTTGGTGTAAAGTTAATCCAACCGCCTAGAGTATATCTTAATAATTGACCATTAGAAGGACTTGTTATAGTCACGTCTGTTAAATCTTCTAAAGCTGGTGCAGGAGGAGTTGACCATACTAAGTCACCTCTTAAATACTGACTTGTAGTTCCTGTTCCTAAAGATTGTTGTTTAGCATCCCAATAGTTATAATCAGCAGCCGTAACATATCCAGCAGTAGAACTATTTGCCGCTAATAAAGTATATCTACCAGTTGAGCTATTATAGGTCAATGCTGAGCCTATATTGGCACTAAAAGCTGCCCTTGCTCTAGCATTAGTATAGTATTGGTTAGTAGAACCTTCGGTAACTAAATCAGTATTGTAATCACCAGTAGTTGCTACTACAGCACCTGTTCTTCCGAATACACTAGAAACTGCTCCAGCACCTGCTGAGTAAATAGGGATGTTTAATACTCCTGTAGTGCTATTATAGGTAGCTGCACCACTTGTGCCTATGGTTGTTAGGCTTAAAGATGTACCACCACCAGTAGATGATAAAACACCACCTGATAATGTTAATCCACTACCAATGGTTATCTTGGTTACATTACCTGCGTTATCACCTCCTGCAAGTACATTACCTGAACCTGCTAGAATATTTTTAAGTACTAATTGTGCCATATTATTTAAATAATGCTCTTATATGTTCTCCTGCAGCCAATGATGATCCGAATGTTAAAATACCTGTTGTACTATTAAATCTTACATCATTTGCATCTAAAGTTACTGGATTAATATCTTGCACCTCTACACCGCCTCGTGTTACACTAAAGCAAGTAAACCCAATTGCACCAGGAAGGGTTACAGTTGTTTCTCCTCCTGTAGCAGTATAATCATACATCTTCACAATCTGACTGCTAATATTAATACCCTCTTGAGTTACCTCTACACCATCTATAGAATACCCACCAGTTCCTTGTAAAGTTACGCTATAAGTAGAAGCACTTTCTACTGGTCCACTTAAAGACAAAGAAGTAATATTAGCAAGTCCTGTTAGAATGGTATATCCTAATAAACCACTACCAGTTCCGTTATCGTTATCTATAGAAAACTTAACTGTGATTGGAGTCTTGTCTAAAACTAATTGCAATAAGTAAGCATAGTTGTAGTTGTCCGATAGTGAAATAAAACCATCACAAGTAACTGACCATGTTATAACGTCATTCTTATATTCTCTAAACCAAGCTGATGTTTGGCTTGTAACTTCTACTTGGTCAACGCTAGTCTCAAAAGAGCAGTTAGTTGCAGCACCAAAAGGTACAGCAGTACTTGTTGCAGGGTTAAAGTAGTATAAGACTATATTGGTTCCGTTAATTACTGATGCCATATTAGAAAGTTGATGTTTGAGGTGAATATTTATTTACTCTAGTACAAGCTATTTCATTGTTACTTATCTGCAATAATGTTACGTTAGATTGGTCGTTAGGTAGGTCTATAGTAGCATTGCCTAACATAAATGACTTACTGCTTACGTTAATTGATGCAGGATCAGTATCTGTTGCAAAAATAAGCTTAGCTGCATTAAGTATTGGGTAGTTAATGTTTTCAGTATAAAAGCTACTTAAAGAAGCATCTAAATTGATGATGTTTTGTCCGTAAGTATTTATGTATTGTTGTACTAATAATTCAGATAAAGTAAAAAACTCTCCTGCTGGATCTTGACCATATCTATACCACCCTGCAGCTACAGTATTATTACTTAATATTAAAGCTCCCTTACAAGATGGATAAAAAGAATCAGAGCCACTTGATCCGTATGGGAATGATGTTGAATATGTATATTGCTCGGTATCAACTAAAGTACCTGTCAAGTTATAATCAGAAACTACTGATTTAATCTTTAGTACAAAGTTGGTAAGTGTCAAAAAATTAATTCCTTCAGATATTCTATAAGTAAAACTTAATTGACCACTTCCTGGAAATATTGCAGTTTTTAAATCTAATACAAAGTCTTGTGCGTCACCACTTGTCTTAGGGTTATAAACTGTATATGATGTAGAAGTAGTTTGCCAGTTTCTATCATTATTAAGATAATATATAGTAGAACCAGTATTTATTGTTATATCTATAAATCCTATAGGTGTAGCAACTGAATTAGCACCGATTGTTATATTTAATTGTAAAGAATCTCCTGTTGTTACATAAGCATTAGAAGATGAATTAAGTGTTACTGCTGCAGTACCTGCTGGTCCTCCTGATGGTGCAGTTAGCTCAAAATAATAATAATCTAAGATTGTGTTTTGCTGTAGTAAACAAGTTCCATCACCAGTCGAGCTTCTAGTCCAATAAGTTGCTTCTGTGCCATCGTTATCTTGTAAATTACCATTAGGTATATAATTTGCAGCAGTTTCTACATTACCTTCAGCTATAATCTTATAAAATCCTTTATTAAGAATCTTTAATTGGCTATTATCAATAAAGTATAAACCAGAAGTATTTGTTGTATATGGTTGTATTATAGAAGAAGTATTTATTAAATTTCCGTCTAAATTATCAACTCTTGAACCACTTGTATTATATTCTGTATAGTAAGCATTAGTTTCAGCAAACTCATTAATTGATACTATCCACCATTTGCCATCAGCTTGGAATACCCTACATCCAAAAGACTTAGCTATGTTAGATATTACATCTAAGCAATTAGTGTATGTATATTCGTCTTTTAAAAAGTTTCTATAAGCCATATAGGTTTGTACAAATGGATCTCTCCAAGAGTTTACGCTTCTATCAGACATTCCATTAGCAAAATAAGAACACAATATAACTGTGTTTCGGTTGTTCTTAAAACCTATAGAATTAAAGCAAGTTCTTAATATAGTAAGTAATGAATTAATATCATTTACACCTAAATTTCCTGCAGGTGGTTCAAATGGTATATCTTTTAACATACCTAAGCCATCAGTAGCATTAAAGGTTGCTATCTTTCTGCCTGTAGAATATGACACTTGAACATTGTCATTGATAATAAACCCAACCCACTCAATTACGTTATTAACGTACATCTCTACATAGTTGTATCTATCATCTATATTAGTAAAATTAATAATATCAGATAAGTCATCTGTAAAGTCTATAGATATACCTAATTGTGAGGCAAATATAGGCTCATACGGATCGTCTGAGTTCGGAATGTACTCAAGGTTCAATCCTGCACCTTGAAGGTCTATAATAGCTCCAGAATAGCCATCTTGCCATATCTTTAGTTCAACATCTTTATCTGCTCTTGTAGCAAATGTTACTGAGTATTTTTGTCCGTATGCCATTATCCTCTTCTAAGATTTAATGATTTTTCACTTCTATTCATTGACAAAAGTAAGTCTTGACCTCTTAATGTAAACTTGCCTCCTGATGAATTTGATGCAATAGCTGGGCTTAGATTATTTGAAACTCCTTGTGCTGTATTATTAGCAACTTCAGCAGTTGATTTTGCTCCAGCAAAGTCTAAGCTACCAAATCCCATACCGCTTTTAAACAAAGTTGCAAAGTTTTTACCAAATTCAGAAAAATTAACTATTCCTAAAGTAGATAGCAACAATACAGTTAAAGCGGCTGCTATGGCTACCTTAATTAATTTCTTTAATATATCAGTTAAAGCTTGTGTTAAAACCTCTCCTAATGATGCCCCTTTTTCTAATAAAGCATCTAATGCTGGTCCCATAGCTGACATTATACTTGTTCCTATAGCTACAATGTCTTGCATATTTTGCTTTGCAGCATCAGTAATAGTTTTATTTTGCTCTAAAATTAAATCAGTTCTTGCTTTATTAAATTCAGTTAAGCCAATGGTACCATCCATGTAGCCTTGTCTAAGCTGTTCTAAATAAGCATTTTGTAACTCTATCTTAGCTTTATAATCGTTTCCTGTTAAAGCAAATTCGGTTCTAAATTGATTTTTTAAATTTTCTATTGTATTGTTAGATGCTTTTTTATCAAACTCTACTTTATTATTAAAATCATTCTGTAATTGCTTATAGTACGCATCTTCTTGCTCTTTTGCATTTAACTCTCTAGGAGCAGCTTCTAACTCACCAAATTTAGCAGCCTGTTTAGCTATGAAAATCTGTATCTTCTTTTGATTTTTTTCAAAATCTTTAGCATCTTTTTCTGCTTGTTTTTGAGCCTTTCTTCTTGCCCTTTCTCTTTCTTTGTCTAATTCATCTTGATATGTAGTAGACTTAATACCAAATTTTTTCTCTAGCCCAAATGCTTCACTAAGTAAAGCCTCTCTTTTAGCCATTGCAGAGCCATATATAGCATCTTGCTTATCTATTTCATACCCAACAAGTTCTGTTTGTCTAGCTAAAACATCTTCTGCATAACTTAAACCTGCAGTCCAAAATCCTTGTATTCCAGGAAGTAAACCTGTTTTCAAGTAAGCTACAGTAAACGAGCCTAATCTATCAAGTATTCCTAATTGATCCTCTGCTGCTGCAGTATCTTTAGCTGCTAATGCTTGTTTTGCCTTTTCTAGTTGAATATCAGCTTTTGCTCTTAGATACTGAGCTTTTACATATGCATCAGTTTTAGCTATATAGAAAGATTCAGCTTCGTAAACGTTTTTAGCTGTTCCAAATAATTCACCAAGTTTCTCATTATACATTCTAGTAGCATCTCTAGCACTTAATGTACCTGTTCTAACAGAATGAAATATAGAACTTAATCCTTCCATTTCTGTTTTTACATCATGGAATTTTTTATAAGAATCTAATGCAGTTTGGTTTGTCTTTTTTAAACTATCATCCCATAAAGTTACAGCAGCAATGATGGCTGAAAATGCTAAATATATAGGACCAGTAACAGCAGCGAAACTACCAAGTAAGGCAGGTAAGTTGTTCTGAATACCTCTAAATCCATATGGCAAATCTTGTATAACCAACGCAAGATTAGTCCAAGCCATATTATTTTTCTTTAGAGATTGTTGAGAGCCTTCTATAACATTGCTAGTAGTTTTTACAGCCCCTTCTAGCTTAGTAAAACTAGCAGTAGCTGGATCAATACCATTTGCAACTAATTGTGTTAAGCTATTTTGGTATGAACTTGCTGCTCTTTTAGCTTCTTCAGATGTAGGTCCAAATCTTTTAATAGCAGCTTCAAGAGTCTTAAAATTTTTCTCTATTTGATTTATAGCCTTTGAGAGTTCTTTATCTGTACCCTGAAAATTTTGTATCATATCATAAAGTGCTTGTTGCACTCCTGATATATCTAAACCGAGTTTTAATTCTACTTGATTGTCAAGATTTGCCATTACCAGTTGGTTTTACATTATTATACTTATTAAGAACCTCATTTAATTCTTCTTGGCTCATTACTTTTTGCTTCACAAAGTTACGATTATCGCAGTCAAGTTCTAAAAGCTCTTTAGGTTTAACCTTCTTACCTTTTGGTAATTGTATATTAATTAGCAAGGTTGTTTGCCATCTTAACCTAACCCATTCTTGTTCTTCTTTATGCTTGTACCCATACCACACAAAATCTAACTCAGCCATCGTCATATCCCAAAACAAATGGGGAAGCACTTGGCACTCCCCCATTGTATATCTTTCAATATCAATCCACTCTAATTTTTTTTTACTCCATTACCTTTTTTAGCCTTAGTTTGATCTTCTAATCCACTATTCATGCTTTCTGCTAATGCTGCCATAATTTGCTGAAATTTAGGGCTTCCAAGTCCACCTAAATCATCAACCCAATCGCATACTTCAATATCTGTAAATTCAGGAGTTATTCCTTCTTTATACAATGGATATTCTGCAGCAGAACGCAATAAATTGATTATTGCATCCAATGTTTGATTACCACCTAAAGCTTCTCCAATTTCAGAAGGTCCGATACCTTGTAACTGACAAAATCTTTTTAAAGACCATGTGCAGAAACGCATTGGTATGCTTGTGCCATCCGAAAGTTTTAATTCGTAATGTCCTCTCATATATGTTGTTGTTTTTGGTTATTAGTTAGTAGACTGAGTCAATTGACCTGTTCCTGTGAAAGATACAGAGTAAGTTACTGGAGACTCCATGTCAGCAGTAATATCCATACTTTCAATAAACGCAGAACCAGACCAAATTAAGTCACCTGTTACTGGAGTTGTTCCACTAACTGTAGTAAACTTAACTGTTACAGCAGTTCTATTTGCAATTGCAGTCATTAATTCACCTGTAGTATAGTAAGAAGCTGTAGCTGCAGGATCAACTGTAGCTAAACCATCTGTAGTCAAAGTCCAAGACTTAGCACCACCAATATGGTCTACCCAACCATTACTTTGCTTTGTAGTACTATCTGGTAAGTCTACAGAAAAACTTAAAGAACAAGATGTAGCGTGAGCTACCACTTCTGTTCCTACTAATACAACCAATGAGGTTCCGTTAAATACACCTGATGTTGGCATTTTTTTTTATTTTATTTTTTTATAATATTTGATTCACAAAATGTTCCATTGTTATTACTCTTCTGAAGATGTATGCTTCATCTACATAATCAAATGTAGCTATGTTTGAAGCAACTCTTCTAGTAACAATTTTAAAGTTTGGAGCAGCACTTGGATAATCTTTAGGATATACTCCTATAATTTCTAGTAACTCGTTAGCCCAATCATCTACTGATTTCTGACCAACTTCCCCAGCTTTAAAAGTTCTGTAGACAATATCAAACTGAATTGTAACATTTTGGCTATAGCTTTGTTTGTCACTATTTTCGGCTTGTGTTTGACTACTAATGATTAAGAATGGTGGATTTGCACTATCTGGAGCTATTGTATCATAAACCCCTAACGAATACGATTCGCTAGTTAGTTTGTCAAAATACCCCTTTCTTATAGCTAATCCGCAGTCTTTCATTTACACAAATTTAGCGAAATATATTTATATTGGTAAGCCTTTATTGAGCTTTCTATAAAGGGCATTCATATTGTTATTTATAGTGCTAAAGAAGAATGACCTAGCCTTCATATTATTATTTCTAATATTAGATCCTTTAAATGTTCTAGCTATATCTTGAACTTTGCCAATATATTGCTTAGAGGCAGCATAAGGATAACCATATCCCTTACCTGTACCAAACTCGACATATGGAGCATAGTTTATGCCTTGTCCCATTCCTATAACAGCATAACCTGCCGTATATGGTCTTGAAAAGATGCTTCTTGACAAGTTACCTGTTCTTTCGTATGTTGAGTTAGGATTTAATTTTGGAAGCTTTTGTTTACTTGATTTTTTAGTAGCCTCGAGTTCCATTTTCTTTACAGCCTTATCTAATTCAATAACTGCATAGTTTTTAAATTTATCTGCAACTGCTGCATATTTTTTATGAAGGGTATTAAGCCCTTTTACATCCATTGTAAAACTAGCCATTCTTAATAGTTGAGCATCCTATAATAAAATACTTATTCAAATCTCCTTCGTTTATAACAGAGTTTATCAAATATAGGTCGTTTTTATAGCTGATAATCAATTTGTTATCAAATGTCTTAAATGTAGTATATCTGATTCTAAAGCTAATATCACGATTTATAGAATCTTTACTTGCAATATCAGTCTTGGCTTCAGAATCCCTTACAATCTCAGCCCAACAAGTATAATAATCAGCAAGGGTATTCACATAACCTCCTGCACCATCAGATACACCTGTCTTGCTTTTAAAAGTAACTCTTGTTCTTAATTTACCTATCATTATAAAATGTAATTTATTCTCTTGTAAGGCTTCATCAATTCGTATGCAGTAGTTAAGTTAGCACTTGGCTTACTTGACTCTACGCTTGACTCTCTGTACTCGTATAGATCAGCCAACATCTTAAAACAAGCTGTTCTCATTGTAGGAGTTGGTTCGCAATACCCACAAGTATATGTAAATCTATATTCGCCTCCTGGATAGGATACTGAATAAATTTTCATGGTGTTTGTGCCTAAAGTATAATAATCCCCTTCTTCCAATGTTAACCAATCTTGTCCATTCCAATATTCAACTGACATCAAAACACCAACTGGCACATATGGAAGCTCGATAAACTCACTCATAAAAGCAACTACTTGTAAGTTTCTTTGTGTCATAGCCACACCAGCATATTGCTCTAATCTTACTCTTGCCGAAGTGATTAAAGCTTCAATCAATGCGTCATCTTCAGGGTAGTCTACCCTTAAATAGTTTTTAGCCTCTGCTAAGGTTATTGCTTCTGAAACAGTATCAGATAAAACCGCTATATCTCTTACAATTTGCATCCTGTATGTTTTTTACAAAAATAGTCAAAATTTAACGCATTAAAAAAGGGGTAGTTTTTGGCTACCCCTTATATTTTAGATTAGTCTAAGACTAAGCTACGTTACCGAAATCACCATATACAAACGCATTGTTGTAATAGATAGGGAATGCAATACGAGCTTCAACTCTTACAGTAATCAAGTTCTTTTGGAAGTTATCGCTATCAAATTCAGAGAACTGAACAGAGATACCTTGATTTTGCATGATTTGAGCACCCATTGCCCAGTCACCTACTAAGAACTTATCAGCAGCGATTGCTGTAGATTGGAATACAGGTACACCAGCAATAGTTAAAGAACCATCAGTAGTAACAACTGTAGAACCTGGAAGGCTATAAGCAGCGTTAGTTGGTTTAGTATTCATGATGTTAGCCCAATCAGTTGGGTTAATCAAGATACCGTTAGCAGAATAGTTAGTAGCAGAAACTTGTGCAATAGCTTGTACTAATTGCTCAACGTCTACAGTTGCAGCACCAGTTGGAGAAGCAGCGTTGATAGTCAAACCAGTTAAGTTTGGAGCTGTACCACTACCATTCAATAATTGAGCATCTTCAGCTAATAAATATTTCTCTAACAAACGAGCTTGTAAGAAAGAAGTCATTGCAGGAACGTCATCCAACATTTGACGAGAGATTCTTACGAAACCAGCAATGTACTGAGCAGGAGCATCAGTCATTGTAATATCGAAATCTAATTGAGATTTAGTGCTACCTTGAGTTTGAGGAGCTACATCACCTTCACCACCAGTTTCCTTAGGGAAAGTAAATAAACCTGTAGAGATTGTACCTACTGGTAACAAACTTCTAACATGCACTTTACGATTAGGAAGAGCATATACTTGTGGAGCATATTGACGAGGAATATCACCAGTTAAGTTAACTGCTTCTGTCATGTTACCTACAGCCTTAGTGTCTAATACAAAGCCAGAACGCTTTACTTCACCACGACCTAATTTTGCGATGCTGTCAGCATTCTTCTCGATTGCTTCAGCAAGAGTTGCGTTGAACCCTTTTACTTGATTTTCGTTCATTTTAATACGATTGTTTTTTGCTTCAAGTTTGTCTGCAGCATCTTTAACTACAGCTACTTGAGATTTTAATTCTTCTAATTCAGACTTAACTGCGTCTACTGCAGCTACGTTTTCAGCTTTAACAGCATCAAATTGTCCGTTTAATTCAGACTTGATACCTTCAAAAGCACTTTTAATTTCTTCTACCATTAGTTGAAAATTTTAAATGTTTGTAAATATTTGTTTATCTCGATTTCGATGGAAACAGTCGGGTTTTCTTCTTCTTCCAATGCCTCGTCTTCTGATTCACCTTCTGGTTGCAATTCAGATGGTTCTTCCATAGGCGGTTGTTCTTCTGAAGGAACTGACTCTTCGTCTTCCATTTCTGCAAGATATTGTTGTAATTGCTTAAGTTTTAATTCCAACAAACCGAATGTCTCATCTGTATAAAAGCCATTTTTTAAAGACTTGATAGTTTTACCCATCTCGTCAATAAGAGTAGCCTTAATTTCAGACTTAACCATTACTGTTGGTGTATTAGAATTAGCTCCCCATAAAACAGAGGAACCCTCAAACAATTTAATTTCTGATATTTCGTTATAACCAGACTTAGCTTGAGACTTCACAGTTTGGAAGCCAATACTATGTTCAGTTATATGCCCATCTCTATACAACTCGTAAGTATCTCTACCTAAAGTTGTGTTTGGCATTTTAACGTAAGCCTTTAAACCAAAAGCATCTTCTTCCATGTCGAATGGTTTAGCA